TTCGATGGATGTGATCATCATCGGCACCATCCTGCACTACGACTCGGTGCTGTCGCGCCTGCTGAAGAACCCGCTGTGGACATCGAAGAAGTTCAAGTCCATCGAGCGCTGGCCGGACAACATGCACCTGTGGGAGAAGTGGGAAGAGGCGCTGCTCAACCTCGGGCCCGAAGTCGCCCTGGCGTTCTACCAGGCGAACAAGTTGGAGATGGATGCCGGTGCCGTGGTGTGCTGGCCGGAAGGGCAACCGCTGTACAAGCTGATGGTGAAGCGCGCCCGCGATGGACGTGCAGCCTTCGACAGCGAACAGCAGAACGATCCTGTGTCCGGTGATGATGCGCCGTTCGCCAACAGCATCAACTTCTGGGTGAACCGCCTGAAGGAGTGGGTGTTCTACGGCGCGTGCGACCCTTCCCTGGGCAAGGCCGGTGCATCGCGTGACCCGTCTGCCATCGGCATCGGCGGCTTCAATCGCCATACCGGCGTACTGGACATCGTCGAGGCCGCGATCAAGAAACGCCTGCCGGACAGGATCATCGAAGACATCATCGCCATGCAGGCCGAGTATCACTGCGTGCTGTGGGTGATCGAAACGGTGCAGTTTCAGGAGTTCCTGAAGACAGAGCTGGTGAAGCGCAGCGCAGCACGCGGCATCCCGGTACCGGCGCGCGGCATCCAGCCGCACACCGACAAGCTGCTGCGCATCGAGACGTTGCAGCCGCACATGGCAAACAGCCTGATTCGGGTGCATCCATCGCAGACGACGCTGATCGACCAGTTCCGCCACTTCCCCAAGGCCGACCACGATGACGGGCCGGACATGGTGCATATGCTCTGGATGGCTGCCATATCGGGCAGCAACAGGATCGAATATCAAGGCGCAGGCGAAAGCCGCCGCGCCGAAGACGGAGGAAGAAAAGCATGGTAACCACATCAAGAATCCTCGACGCATCGGGCAACCCGATCAAGCGCGCGGAGCTGGTCGAGCCGCAGACCTCGAAGCTGGCGCAGCTGCACCGTGAATTCGCCAGCCATCCGTCGCGCGGTTTAACGCCTGTCCGGCTGGCGCGCATTCTCGAAGCCGCCGAGCAAGGCGACACACGGGCGCAGCACGATCTGTTCCTGGACATGGAAGAGAAGGACGCCCACATCTTCGCCGAGATGGGTAAGCGCAAGCGCGCGCTGCTCACCGTGGACTGGGACATCGTGCCGCCGCGCAATGCATCGGCGACCGAGAAGAAGCTGGCCGGCTACGCCAAGGAGCTGCTGCAGGACGTGCCGAACTTCGAGGATGTGATCCTGGACGCGCTGGACGGCATCGGCCACGGCTTCAGTTGTCAGGAGATCGAGTGGGAACGGCTCGGCAACGAATGGCTGCCCAAGGAGATATCACACCGCCCGCAAAGCTGGTTCCAGACCGATCGCGAGACGCGCACGCAGATTCGACTGCGCGACCACTCGCTGGATGGGCAGGCGTTGCAGTCGTGCGGCTGGATCACCCACGTGCACAAGGCCAAGAGCGGCTACCTCGCCCGCTGCGGCCTGCACCGCACGCTGTCGTGGCCCTACCTGTTCAAGAACTACTCGGTCGGCGATCTGGCCGAGTTCCTGGAGATCTACGGCCTGCCGCTGCGCCTCGGCACTTACCAGTCCGGTGCGAGCGACGACGAGAAGGCCACGCTGCTGCGCGCGGTGATGAGCATCGGGCACGATGCCGCAGGCATCATCCCCGAAGGCATGATGATCGACTTCAAGGAAGCGGCCAAGGGACAGGAAGGCCCGTTCATGGCGATGATCGACTGGTGCGAGAAGAGCCAGAGCAAGGCCATTCTGGGCGGCACGCTCACCAGCCAGGCAGACGGCAAGAGCAGCACCAATGCCCTGGGCAACGTCCACAACGAAGTGCGCCATGACCTGATGGTGTCGGATGCGATCCAGCTGGGCGGCACGCTCACGCGCGACCTGGTGTATCCGCTGCTGGCGCTGAACAAGGGCGGCGTGGATGATCGCCGCCGCCTGCCGCGCTTCAAGTTTGTGTTCGACGACTCGGAGGATCTCGGCGTGCTGGCTGATTCGCTGCCCAAGCTGGTCGCGATGGGCATGCGTATCAAAAAAGAATGGGCGCATGAACGTGCGGGCATTCCGCAGGCCGAGGAAGGTGACGAGGTTCTGGGTGTGGTCACGCCTAAGACGCCACCTGCGGGAGCGGCCAACGCAGCACTGGCGGCGCTGTCTGCGCAGACTATCGCGGATCTGGACGGCGAATCTACCGCCGCATGGGATGCCGTCATGGCCCACGTAGCTGAGTTGGTCGAGCAGGCCCAGAGCATGGAGGCATTGCAAACCACTCTGACGCAAGCCTACGGGGCGCTGCCGCTGGAGGATCTGCGCAAGATCATGGCGCAGGGTTTCCAGTTGGCGATCCTGCGCGGCATGGCGGACGTGCAAGACGGTAACTGACCGTGGCGAACTACCCGCCGTTCAACGCCCCATTCACCGAGCAGCTCGCCTTCTTCCGGAAGAAGCTGAACCTGCCCACCGAGGCGTGGGACGACATTGAGCGCATGGCGCACGATCGCGCATTCATCGTGGCCGGCGCACAGGGGGCGGATCTGCTGGAGGATCTGCGCGGCGCAGTGGACGGAGCCATCGAGAACGGCACAGGGCTGGGGCAGTTCCGCAAGGACTTCAAGCGCATCGTAGCCGAGCGCGGCTGGACAGGATGGACCGGCGAAGGCACCAAGGGCGGCGAAGCTTGGCGCACCAAGGTGATCTACCAGACCAACATGGCCACCAGTTACGCGGCCGGCCGCTGGAAGCAGCTGAACGACCCCGAGCTGCTCAAGATCCTCCCCTACTGGCAATACCACCACAACGACAGCGTGATGACGCCGCGCCCACTGCATGTGAGCTGGGACGGTCTGACGCTGCCGCCCACGCACCCCTTCTGGCAGACGCACTTCCCGCCCAACGGCTGGGGCTGCATGTGCTGGGTGACGGCGGTGACGAAGGAGAAGTTCATGCTGGCCGTGGCCAACGGCAAAGGTCCGGCCAATGCGCCGACCACGACCGAAGGCATCGACAAGGGTTTCGACTATGCACCTGGTGCGAACGCTGACACATCGCTTCGACAGTTCGTCCAGGACAAGCTGATCAAGTATCCGCCAGCCATCACCAAGGCGCTCTCGCGTGATGTGAACCGCTACGTCAATGCATCACAGGACGCCGCCACATTCGCGCGCGAGGTGCTGGCAGACCACGCGCGCACCGATCAGTTGTGGCTCGGCTTTGTCGAGAACTTCGCTCAGGTGATGGAGACCACACAGGTGGATGCCAAGGGGTACATGGTGATGCTGCCGGCCGATGCGCCGCGCCATGCGGAAACAGTCCACGGACACGATGGCGGCGCGCAGCGACCGCCTGTGCCAAATGATTACCAGAACATCTGGAGCGTACTGGCAGAGTCGGACCGCATGAAGTTATCCGGCGAGACATCCATGCATGGCAATCAGATGATCATCGCGTGGAAACAGATCGGCAACGAGCAGTACCGCTGCGTGTTCGAGGTGAGGCCGGGGAAGAATAACCGCGCGCTGGCGCTGTGGTCGATGGTGATCAAGCTGGTGGAGGCAGGCGGGGGCTGATGCTGTGCTTGCGCACCCCCCAGCCTTCGGACGTCCGAAACGTAACCGCCTATGCGCAAAGGATAACACCGTATGTTCAATTTTGAAATAACCAACACCAGCGCGGTCGAGGCGTTCAACCGCCTGATCGCGTTGAACCAAGACATGAGCGGCCCGCTGATGGCGATCGGCGAGGTGGTGACCGATTTCACCAAGCAGCGGTTCGTTGAGAGCGCAGATCCGTATGGCACGCCCTGGGCTCCGAATTCGGACACCACCCTGCGCAGCATGCTGCATGGCCGCAGCGGGAGATTCACCAAGAAGGGCAAGCTGTCGGCCAAGGGCGGCAAGCTGCTGGCGGGCAAGAAGCCGCTGATCGGCGAATCGAAGACACTCTCTACCCAGATCCACTCTACGGTGATCGGCGGCGACAGCGTGACCGTGGCGGCCACCGCGATACAGGCCGCCATGCAGCACTTCGGCGGCGACAAGTCGCAGTTCCCGCATTTGTGGGGTGACATTCCGGAGCGGCCGATCTTCCCGGACCCGGCGCTAGGGCTACCGGACGAGCTGGATCAAGGGGTGACCGACGTGCTGCGCACAGCCCTCGAAAATGCCATTCAGGGGTGATTGCAGAAAAGCGGCCCTGTGGCGGCTTGAGTGCCGCAAACGCGAGCCGATGTAGCTGGAAACCCTGCGCGACGTTTTTAACGGGGGTCTAACGGCCTTGGTGTGCGTGATTCTGTGTATTTTTGGATGCGGGTTTTGCTGTAGTGCGGACTTTTGCACTTTTGCCACGGAAAAATGCGGCCACCTTGGTTTGATCGAACACCCCCCAATCCTCCACCGAGTACTCTCCATGCGACGGCATAGAGTTGTCCCGCCGCCAGGTGATGATCACGCCGTATTGGTCGCGCGCGTTGGCGATCATCCTGGTCGCTGTCGCACGGGAGAGTGCGAGTAGCTCGCAAATCTCTGGTGTGGCCACACCGCCATGCCTGGAGATATGGTCGAGCATTTCGAGCAACAGCCGCGCATCCACGCGGCTGGTCCCCGAGCGGAGCTTGTTGCTGGCGCTCATTTGGCTGCGATGCTGCGCAAATGAGCGGGCACAAGCTCCAGCACTTCGGGCGGGGCCATCAGGTCTCCGCCCTCATCGTTGCTTTGAGCGTACTGGAGCATGTATTCGGCGGATTTCGCGGCGGCATCGTAGGGCGTGAGTCCGCAGCGTGCGCCGGTATGTCCGCCGCCGTGCTTGCCGGATACGGTGCTGGTATAGCCATCGCCGCGCTTGGTGATGATTACTGTGGTGCGCATTATGATCTCCTTAGTTGTTTGCGACACATGCAGCTGCCGCTGCGGCCCATGCCGATTCCATTTTTGCAACGGCAGCGAGCGGATCTTCGCCAGACTCTATAGCTGTCATCGCCTCGTGTCCTGCGGTTGCTTTTTGATCATGCGAGGCCATGCTGTAGCTTTCGGCCATAGCATAAG